GCGTATTTAGGCTTTGACTTTGGAATAGGCATACTCTTCATACATTTTCCAGCGGCTTTACATTTTGCTGGATTAGCGCAGTCTGCACATACTTTCATTTTATATCTCCTGAAATAAAAGAGGGGAAGCTAAGTGCCTCCCCTCAAATATCTTAGTTCAAGCCGTAGATAGCACCACAACCAGATGGGTTGCGTACTTCCAGGGTTGACTCTTCGACCATCATACCGATGGTTGAGTCACCGCGCTGGCCTACGTCAACTTCCTGCATAGGACGCAGGGTAGCAACATTAAACCACATTGGATCATAGATCAATGCAGAGAAGTCAGCTACGTTAGTTGTCGCTGCAAGGTTTGCAGGAGTAGCATTTGAGTTGATGAACTGAACCTGATTGGCCAGACCCATGATGTAATTAGGAACTACCATGAGATCGCCAAAGTCAGACATGTACACATCAACAGACTGACGCAGCTTGCCTGACTCATCAATGTTACGCTGAACATTTGAAGAAGCCTGGACAAGGTCAGAGAAGTCACGGCGCAGCTTTGGTGAAAGCATAACTTTAGTAGCTTTACCGCCCTGCTCATAAATCTTCTGCATAACTGCATCAATGTCAGTCAGAGCAAGTGAACCTTTAGTAGGTGCAGCAGTAGTTGTCAGTGAAGACCGAACAACCTGTGTACCATCACCAGTAGTAGCAGGAGCTGCCCACTGACCAGCGTATACTACAGTATCAGCTGAGTTGATGAATGCCTGGTAGCCACCAGCAGAACGCGCAGTGTTACCCTGAACACCAACAGCTGCTGAGACGTTGAATGAGTGAACCATATCATGCTCAACATCACGACGAAGTTCGGTACCACGCTTCTTCAGCTGGTAAGCGTATTCGTCAGCAATGCCTGCCTGATCAACTGCACGGCGAGTACCGGATACAGCAATGGTTTTACCGTTGATCTGAGTGTAGTTACCCAGACGAGTGCGGTATGGACCAGTGCGTGCAAAGCGGTCACCTACTGCAGGCGTGCCAGTACCACCAGCAACAGTTGGCTCGATATAGTCTGTACCTTCAGCGATGCGTGAAGAGCCAGGAGTATCCAGCTGATCTGTCTGCCATTCGTGGTAAATAGCAGTGGCTTTAGTTTTGCCGATTGAAGACATAAATGGGGTTTCATCACGAGTGATCATCGTGATAAAGTTAGCAAGATCTTCCCGCTGGGATACATCTTTGCCAGTGCCACGAGCTGGACCCTGAGGTCCGCCGGTGCCACGTACACCAAGAGTGCTTGACATTATTCATACCCTCCTAAGGTATTAAAGGTTTAAGGAGCGTTCGGCAAGAGTTCTTAGGAAAGCTTGTTGTTCGTCAGCAGAGGCTTGGCCGCTTAATGCGCGCCTACGAGTTGCCTCTTGTGCATCTTCTTTTTGTTTAGATACAGACTTTGCTTTACGAAGTGGGGCCTTCTTAGTTGGAGTTGATTTACGTTTAGCAGCACCTTTAGTAACACCCTGCTTTAGTCTGCGATAATCATCAACAAACTTAACAATGATAGGATCAGCAATAGAGTCTAGAATCTCCGGAGAAATGCCTTCATCAATAGCAAACTGTCGGATTGCTCCAGCAGTTTCTTCATTGAAATCAGGAATCAGTGTTGGAATAGTTTCATTAAAATAGTCCAACTGCTCTTTCCATTCAAGCTCATTTGCTTCTTGTTCCTGTTTAGTAATCTGAGTTACAAGTTGTTCACGTTGTTTACGAGCATCCCAATAATTCTTTTGGACTTGCTCACGTTTATCCTTGAGTTCATTTACTTCGTAGGTATCACCATCTTTACGAGCTTTATCAATCTGTGATTCAAGCTCATGGTACTCGGCTGCTAGCGCTTGCTCATTAGAATACAGTACAGTAGCAGATGCTTTTGACATTACTGCCAACTCTTCTACTTTTGTTTGGTATTCATCTTCCAACGCTTTTCTTGCGTCACCAAGTTCACGACCCTTTTTAGAAAGATGTTGTTCAGTAGAGTAACCTTTAATTAGGTCACCAAAGGATACTTCTGCAAATTCGCCATCAACTTTGATAACAACTTTAGCATCCAAGTCCAAGTCTTCAGTAGCATATACATCAGATTCATCGGTAGCGGATTCATCATCGGCATCTTCTTCATCTGTATCTGCTTCTTCGCCTTCGACCTCTTCTTCAACTTCTTCGCTATCGGCTTCATCAGATGCTTCTGGGTCTTCTTGTTCTTCATCTGATTCTTCCGGGTCCAACTCAGGTACCTGCTCTTCGGGTAGAGATCCTACGAATTCTGAGTTTCGTACGATGTCAGCCAGCAGTTGTTCTTCCGTTTGACCAGTAACAACCTCTGCGGTAGAGTCATCCAATTGGGTAGAGTCCATTTGTGCTTCGGTATCTTGTGCCATTAGTTAGCCTCCTTCTTTGGGGCAGACTTTTGGGAATTCAATTTTTGTGTATAACGCTCAACAAGTGAATAGAGATTTACCAAGGTGTCCGCATTAATCTTGGCTTTCCCTGCACTGCGCATTGAATCGTATTCGAGCGTATTAATCATATCACTATAATTCTTAATAAGAGTTTCGAGGTCAATCTCCCTCATTTGTATCCTCCATAAGGTGTGGGATATTTTTCCCATACATCTCGAAGTTTATCATTCTTTCCTTAACACTACCAAGTGCCATGGCTGAAGAGTAGAGGAACTCTCGAGATTTAGTTTCATGTGGCTCCGTCTTAAGCCACTCTACAAAGAAGTCAACTAAGACTTCACCATATACTTCATCAAAGAACTCATCCCGTTCTTTGGCAGCGAAGTGCCCCTTTACGTGAGCACGACGCGCCAAT